TTTTAAAACCACCTTTAAACGCGGGCTTTGCCTCGCGTTTATATCTATTGTTTTCGCTATAAATGCTTGCGACATCACCACGGGAGTTTGTAACCTTAAAACCCTGCGCTTTCATTTGATCCCGAAGGTGTTGGTTGGGATCATAAATGCCTTTGTCTTTTAAAAATCCTTTTGCGCCTCGACTATCTTCAAAACTCAATTTTTCAATTGCTGATCTGGAAGGCAAAATTTCACCAGTTGATTGCACGGCATCCCGAATTTTTTGCAACATATCTTTGATTAATCCAGACATCCAAGATAGCAAATTATCTGCCAGCCCAGCCAATGCAGAAACCATCACACCCAGCAAAGCCCCTTTAGCACCGAATAAAATAAAGCCAATGAAACCCAAGCCCGCCAAAGTTCCGCCGCTGACCAAATTAAATGAGTTGTAAAATTCAGTTGTCCTATTAAAGAAATTTGCCACGGCATCTTTCACCGCCACAACGCCATCAAGCACACCCGCAGCCGATAGCATTGCGCCGAACATAAACTTGGTGATTGCTTGGCCCGCTGCCGTTCCGTCCTTTTTTAAGTCCTCAATAGCCAAGTTTAAATTTTCGTTAATGACGGTTGCGCCCGCCTTGATGAAATCAAAAACGCCCGCATCCATTAACGACATTTTTAATTCAGTAACCTTGTCACTAATCATCGACATAACGCCGTTAAGCGTGGTCGCCATCATTGGCGCAACACCAGCCAGAACCGAGCCATTTTTTTCGAATGACGCCTTAATCATATCCTCAGTTTGAGTCAGTGAATATTTTGTTCCCGCTTGGAACCCCATCATGGATAAGACGCCGCGTTCTCTGAACAGATCCGCCGCAGCCGCGCCACCAGCCATCATTCGCATGAATTGCCCTGTGGCCTCGCTGATGCTCATTCCCGTTGTAGCCGCAACATCGGCTGATGCCCTTAAAAAGAAATCTACCTTTTCAGCATCACCTTCTAACTGCGCGGCCATCCTTGTGGCAGACCCAGCCATTTCTTCAAAACTAAACGAAACCTCTGTGGCGAATTTGCGAGTATTAGCCATTATGGCATTGGCTTTGTCTTGGTTCTTTGTGACCGCTAGTAATTGAAAATTTACTTGCTCAAACGTGTTGGCGACTTTCAAGAAACTGCGGGCAATTAACCCCGCGCCCAAAGCCGCAAAAGCCGCCTTTAATCCAGTCAGTTGGCGCAGGATGCCACCGATGCGGCCTGACATTTGCTGAAAAGCACGGGCAATGACTTGGGCCGACCTTCTACCAGACACCCCAAGTTGATCAAGCCTACGCCGTGCGTCTGCCGTGTCAATTACAATATTTAGGCGGGCCAGTGTGCTCATTTGCTTTTCTCACTAACAATACGGACATATTCCGCATCGACTTGCTGCACCTTGTAGACAAAGCCCCAAAAGTCGGTTTGCTCTGTCAACTCGGCATAAAACGCGATTTCAGAAAATGGAATTGGCCCCGCCGTCATCCCGATCTGTCTGCTTGAACTGAGGTAGCCGAACCCTTCAACTATCTCTGTTTCTTTGTTCGTAATCGCTGGCATCGATTGCATGAATGGAAGGTTATGGGCGTCTAAGTTACTCTCCGAGATACTTTCTGCATACTCGCCCCATTCGATCTGCCACCTTAGCCAGCTTTTAAGTTTTTTACTTCTTCCTCAATTTCTTCATTGCGATAGTTTTCGTTGTCTTGCGCGTATTCGATCACCAGTGCCAGAAATTCCTCAGACGTATCTTCCGCCAAAATTTCAAAGGCTTTTTCTTTGGTATATTTTAGTTCTTTGCCGTCTTGGGTAAGCCCATTCCAGCCCAACAAAACAGTTTCAGAAACGGCCCTGCACATGATCTGCGTCTGCAATTCTTGGCTAAGTTTGCCCGCATCAAATTTGCGTTGGTGCGGTGACATTAACTTGGCGAAAAGTGCCTTAAAACGCGGGTTGCCCATTCGCGCAATTAGAAACGAAGTTTCCATATCATGCTCAACCCAGACCCCATCAGTCTGTTTTTTTGAGTTCACTCGTAGTGATTTTAAGTCCATTTTCTTTCCTTGTGTGGGCGCAGCCGCTCCATCGCCTTGGCCGCGCCTGTTGGTTTGTTACGCTGTGTTGCGCGTGATCTTCATTGTTGCCGCTTCGCTGGCGTTGAACTTGGCTTGGAAACCTAATTCCGCCATCACATCAGCATTGGCAGAACCCGCCAAAACTGTGCCGCTGGTATATTCAATGCTTGGCAAATCGAACTGGTAATAGTTACCCGCCGCATCGCTAGTACGGAAACTCAGGGCGGAAACGGTGCCGTTGATAAATTTCTCAAACAGCGTCTTATTTGCGAAATAAACGCTCATTGATCCAGTGACCACGAACTGGCCCAATCCAATTCGCGCTGCGCCCAGCGTCCCAATTGCCTGAGTTGTTCGCAGATTGTTGGATGCTTGCAGTGATAGCGACATAACTTGGTCAGAAAGGGTGCTGCCGCCTTCTGTCAGGGTGCCTACGTTGTTGATTGAGTTCATTACGTCAGTAGCACTGGCCGCAAGGGGTGATGCGCTTGTAAGGGTAGCTTCTCCCACTGTGACGGTCTTGCCCTGCAATGATGCCGAGCCTGTTATGATTGACCCAGCCTGTAACGATAGTGACATTCCATCAAAACGGTTGCCCTTAAACGTTTGGAATTTACCATTGGTCGCATCAGCAAAGTTCTTTTCGATGGAATACGACTTTAACGTTGTGCCGTTTTTTAAAACGTTTGTAGACCAATCCGAACACATGACGCCTTCTAATATATCATCGAATGCGTGGTTTACCCCGCTGGATATTTCGCCGCCATACGACAACTCAAAATTAAGGTCGCCCGCTGTGGCCGCATCTGTGCGGATCATATCCGCCACGTTACGATCCGATCTGATTTCGTCGGATTGCGAATTGGATATATTGAACGTTAGGCTTTCGCCTGTGGTTCGTAAGGGTTTAAAAGCTGCATTTGTGACAGTGGTTCCCCATGCCGCTTCTTCTTGGATGCTTAACGAAACGCGGTTTGTATCGGTCATGTCTTAATACCTATGTGGCTGTGTCCCGAAAATACGGAACCGTTAAATTGAGTTGATACCGACCATCGACCACACCCGCTCTAATGGCGTTGGGGGTTCGACAGTTGATCGTGCCGCTATCGCTGTGGCTGAAACTCTGATTACGAAAGATTGCGGCAATCGTGTCAGCGTATGTTCGCGCCGTTTGCGTTCCCGAATTTGCATCGGTGAAAATCTGGATAGAAATTAGCCCTGTGTATCTGTGTTTTGGGCTTGCCCCGTTTATCTCAAGCTGGTTTGCAGAAGCGTTTAAAATCGTGACAGAAACATAGCTGGTATCCGTTGGCCTAAAGCCCACGTTATCAAATACGATTGGGGTCGTAGACCAGTTGTCCTTGACCCGCTTTTCTATCGCCGCTCTTTCGCTTGCGTAGCCGCCCATTTCGCCCTCAGATAAATTACATTATGTAATAATAACGCATTTATCGGGGCTTGACTACCCATTGATCAGTGAGTTGATCTCTGCCTCGACTTGGGCAACCGTTAAATCGACAATATCGTCTTTTAAATCAAGAAATTCTATATACTCGACATTGTTGGTCACAAAGACAGCCTTTTCGCCGCTTATGTTGCCGACTGCGTTTGCCGTTGCCTCGCCATAATAGTTTGCTTTGTCATCTGGCGCGGGGGGCAATACGCTGGGATCAACGACTTCTTCTGTTATATTCCAGCTTCCTCTAGCCCGCCCAGTATCGACGCGGGTGTTTGCCTTGGCCTTGTTTAATACATCAAACCCAACGCGCCGAACAATTTGTTCAATTTCTATGCCTGTCTCATTTATAAAGTCAGCAAAATCCAGATTAAATTCTTGCTCACTCATAACGATAAAACCAGATCATAAGTAGCCACATCGTCGCCACTAAATGTTGGGGTCACGCTAGTAACCGAATATTTTTTATTAGCTAACGTAATTTTATATCCGTTTTCTGGGGCGAACTCTTGCCCGTATGCCGCCATTGTCACAGCCAAGCTGGAACGATCAACGCTATCATTTTGTGCATTTGGCTTTGCACCCCGCGCAGATGATTTTGCGCCCGCGCCTGATAGTGTTGTTGAAGAACCAATAATAACCTTTATTTCCGCCTCTTGCACAGACTGCGAAATAGCCCCTGTGGTGGCGTCATAGCTTGAAACCTCACCACCCTGCATGGTTGCCGTAGTCCCGAACTGAGCGATCATGCCAGCGGCCACATCC